TTTCCTGCAATCGGGTGCATATGCTCAATGATGACATCTTCAAGATAGGTCAAAGAGCCTAAATCCTCGCCCAATTTCTTCCAAAAGTTGTCAAGATAAAGATGCTTCATATTCGGTGGCACCATTCCATCAAGTGCGCCAACAATGTCAGATGTCATTGAGACCATCGTTGGAAGGCGCTTGCCTTGAAGTAGGTCATTGCCGTAGGCAAGTGACGGTGCCTGTTGCAATGCCTGAATTAAGAGTGCATCCCAATCGGCGGTGCGTGGGCGGTGGTCATCGCCGATGAAGGTGAAGTATTTGTATTTGTCTTGGTATTTGCGTGCCACATAATTGAGTGGCTTTGCCATTCCGCGAGAATCATTGTTGCAGGTGATTACATAATCATCGCCTACTTCAAAGACATAATCATCTGCCTTTGGGTCGTCATAGTCCACGATGAAGAGCAAGCGTGAGGCACTTGAGAGTTCATCGTGACAGGCTAAGAGTTCAACTGCATTTTGTGGTCGCCCACGAGTTGGAACAAGCGTGATCATTTCCATCGTGATTCAATCTCCCCTGCTATTGAGGCATATGCTGCCAAATCTACAAATGAGTCTTCATGGTCAGGTGTCTCAATCAAACGAGCTATTTTCACAAGACATAAACACAAAGCGACCTGTGAAGGTGTTATCTCAGTTTCAAGATACACGCTCCACAGGTCGGCAATGCGCTTGTGATTTACATACGGTGATCCATAGTTTTTTTGACGATCAGTATGCGTGAGGCGTTTTGCCTCATCTAAAATTTCCCCCCGATTCATTGTTACTTGCTTCCTCTGCCAAATTCTGTTGACTTGGAATCAAGCGCCTTCAAAACAGGCCCGGCAACTGCTGCCAATCCTGCTGCAAGGTAATTCTTCACAGGCTGATTTGGGTCTGCAAGATATAGAGCTACAACGGCTGCTGCTGCTGCACGCAAGTATGTCTTTACGACTGCTTCAAGTTTTACTTTGTCAAGCATCATTACTCCTTAAAAGTAGGCTTGCCGAATCCAACAATGAACACAGGCAAGGATGTCTTTAGTTTCCCACGATTCTTCTTCTTATAGGCGCGAACCTTACGGCAAACTTGACCGCCATTGCGCTGATCGCCCTTTTTATCAGGTGCCGTGTTGCCTTCAATTGTCACGACAGTTCCATCATCTCGAACCTGCAAGACGATGCCCACATGAGAAATCCGGTCAACATTATCTGATGGGAAATCAAAGAACACGATGTCACCTGGCATGGGCGTGGCAACCTCGGCATCTTGCCATTTGCCCTTTGCTTGAAACGCCTCTGCCCCTGACGGTGTGAATGTGCAGTTGGGAATTGAGGTCACTTTGGCTTGTTTTGCACACCAATTGACGAATGCTCCGCACCATGCTTGGTTTGCCTTTTGATAGTGAGTTTGATTATCGGCAGGGCCTTCAATGAAGCCTTCTTCGCCTCGTGCCACATCAAGAAACTTATTGAGTTGAGCTGACATTGTTCTCCCCTTGCTTTGTTTTTGATTTGAGTCCATTTGCAGAGACTATCCCTGCCAAAGTTCCTGTGAGAAAGACTGTCAATGTTGATACAAGGTCAATAAAAGCTGCATCATTGGGTGCTTGCTTCATCGGTTGAGTCACAAATACCAACGCCCACAGGAGTGAAAAAACCGATCCTGCAAAGACAATTGCAAGGATGATTCCGATGCTGACAATGAGTCGAGCGTGTAATTCTTCAGGCGTGTATCGCTCACGGCGTTTCATCAAATATCTCCGGAAGTAGGTCAGAGGTGCAGGTTCCTGTGATGTCGCATTGCGGTTTGTTGCATTCAGGTTTTTCCCAATTTTCAAACTCTTGGCAAGGGTAGCGAACCCAACCTTGATAACTGCAACCGCTAAGAGTTACTGCGAGCAAGAAGGATGCGATAAATTTCTTCAACTTGTCGTTCCAATCGTGCAACTGAATCCTTCATGCTTGATCCGCCATTTGGCTTCAACTCTGCCAGGTAATGCTTGACAAGCCATCGAGTCATGGCAACAAATGCACCACCGATTGTCAGAAGTGAAACTGCCAACGCTGCCCAATCTTGAACGCTCATAAGCCAATTGCCATCACTTGAACAAGAGTGGTTCCGTTGTTGGTCACTCCATAGATTGGATTGTTCTTGTTTTGAAGGACTAACTTTTCACCGCTATCCAATTCAAATCCTGTTGAAACTGTGACATCAGCACCGCCGAGATGAACTGCCTGACCACCTGCTGCATGAAGATGAACCTCTTCTGCTTCGGCGGTGTTATCAACCAAAAGTGTTGGCGTTGTTGTCACGGTGACTTGGCGTGTGGAAATGGCCATTGTTACTCCTTGATTGTTGGGGAATGTTTAGCCTAGAAGAGCTGCAACTATTTTCAGTTGATTAGATGAGTTGATTCTTCAGTTGGTTCAGGTGCAATGAACTTTATTCCGTCGTAAGTCCAGCCAATACCAGCAGGATTTTCGTCTGTGTATTCTACGCAAAGTTTTTCTGTAACTATTTCTGCAACTTTTTTAGAGTCAGCAATAATAATGTTTTCAACAATGCCGTTGTCAATAACTGCGTAAGTAGCCATTTTGTTACCTTTCTTTTAGTTTAGTACCAAATCCAACTGTAATAACGCAACCTGTATCTACGGTATAAGTAGAACCGCTTGAACCAGTACCGCTTTGTGCGCCACCAGAACCGCCACCACTACCGCCAGCGCCAGCGCCGCCATTACCGCCGGTTGTTCCACTACCCGCAGTTCCATTTGAACCAATTGATTGTATTCCAGCGCCACCACCGCCACCGCCACCAGCCAGTCCGACGCCAGCGCTATTACCACCAGAACCGCCACTTAAACTTCCAACACGAGAAAGACCGTTAAATGTTGGTGGAGTACTAGAGCCACCGCCAGCGGCACCTTGTCGTCCACCACCGCCACCGCCTGCACTGCCACCGCCTAATAAAAATACATTGGGGCTAAAATAACTATTAGTAACTGCAGTCTGAGCACCAGTATTATTACCAGAAGCACCACCGCCACCGCCAACAGCAAGACAAATGTTGGTTATCGATGTTGTTCCGCCAGTATTACCAGTTGCGCCTGTAACTGCCGTTCCACCTGCTCCGATAGTGCAAACATAAGTTCCGGGCTGAAGATTTACAACTTTAAGTAAAGTTCCAGCACCGCCACCACCGCTGCCTGTGTTGTAAACTCCGTTGTTTGGGTCAGAACCGCCTGAACCGCCACCGCCAAGAACATAAAGATAGTTTGTTTGAGCACTTGTAGGAATTGTAAAAGTTCCAGTAGAAGTTATTGTTTGTTGAAGCGTTAAAGCAGGTGTGCCAGCGGCAGGTACTTGTGATGAACCCATGATTTATACCCCTTATACGATTTCTACGCCTGAGACGTGGAATGAAACTGTTACCGCGCTTGCGCCACCTGTGATTGTTTGTGTAGCGGTAAGTGCTTGTTTTAGGTCAATATAAACAGTTGCGTTTGCAGCAATAGCGGTTGTTGTTTGTAATGCAGTATTTGAACCAGCAGTACCCATACCAAGAGTAAATGTTGCAGCAGAAGCAGCAGTGTTAGTGATAGCAATGTTGCTTACGATAGTAGTGGTTGAGGCTGGAACAGTGTACAAAACTGTCGTTGTCGTTGTTGTCGCTGCTCCGCGAAATAAAGGTTTCGGTGTTGCTGGCATTTACCATGCTCCCATCAAGTCAATGAATATATTGTCTGTAAGTGATCCTACACTATTTGTTCCTGTTTGTGTCAGATTTGCTGCCGTTCCTAATGTAACAGTACCAGTCAGGGTTGGGCTTGCTGCAAATACTAAGGCACCTGAACCTGTTTCGTCTGAAATCACTCCTGCTAACTGTGCTGAAGTAGTTGCAGCAAATTGAGCTAAAGTTCCTGATGTTGCAGCTCTTGATGTATCAGTTGGGTGAACGTGATCTGCGCGAGCAGTTGTTGTTGCCGTTCCTACCGCAGCGGTTCCATTCACCACAGGAGTTGTTGAACTGAGTCCAGTAATGCTATTGAAAGAAGTTCCAGTTGCCACACCAATGTTGGGTGTTGTCAATGTTGGGCTTGTTGCAAGTACCGTTGCGCCGCTTCCTGTGGTTGATGTTGTTCCTGTGAAATCTGCATCCCATGAAGCCGCTGTCGTTCCTGATGTAAGGATGCACGTGATCATATAAGTGTTTCCAGCCGGAATTGTCACCACGGTGTTGAGACCTGATGATTGAACTGTCAACGCTCCTGTGCTGTTGTTATGAATTATGAACGCTTCGCCTAAAGCCAATGTTGAAGTGACAGGCAGCACGATTGTCTGTGTGGTTGTTCCTGTGAAGAACTGAAAATGTGCGCTTGCTGCTGTCAGCGTTGTTGTTCCTGCTGCTGTTGCTGTTGTCGCATAACCGACTGGTACTGTTGTATCAAACCATTCCTTCTGAAACAACTCCGGATAGTGCGGTATTGCGAGCTGTTGCTGATGCGAAGACCATCACGCTCTGTTGCATCAGGTAAGTGTTGACTTGTGCTGCTGTCAGCACATCTCCTGTTGCGAATAACTTGTACCCTGCTCCTGCCATGATTTCTCCTTGTTAGTAACTGAGAACGCCTGTAACGTCCAGAATTCCTTGCGTTGAACTGTCGAGGATGAACGCTTGGATAATCGGTTCGCTCGTCAGTATCTTAGTGGTGAATGTCGTTTTTGTTATGTCGTGCTGCAAACCCTGTACGAACAATTCCCTGGTGATTGATGTGGCTCCTGGCATCGTCTTGGTGATGTTGACGAGGTCGAAGATTTCAAGGTTCAAGCCTGCGATATTTCGTGCCTGTTGATCTGGGTCAACTAGATTCAGGGTCATGGAATCGATGCGAACTAGAGAGTCTTTTCTAGCTTGCAAAATCATACTTGCCTGATCGAGTGATTCGGCATCTGTCTGAACTAGGATTCCATCTCGTTTGCCTGAGTGGATAAAGTAGTTGTCAATCGATGTCTGATCTGAGACGATTTGGCTAGTTCCATTGAGTCTAGTGACCGAGACATTGTTCACAATCAAGGTATCGTCAAAAGCTAAATCAATCTGCTGATATTCGATTTGAGTTCCATCATCGCTGAAATTTGTCGGTGTTGTGTCTGCAAATAGGCTGACTGTGGTTCTTGAGTAAAAGGTTGCATTTCCTTCTGCATCTATAAAGAACCCACCAAATTCGCTGTTTTCTACAGTTTGAATTGCATCAAGCAAGTTTCGAGATGTTCCTGGGTCTGCTTGAAGGGTGCTATCTCCTGCATTGATGTCTCGTTGAGATGCTGGCCAATCCACAAGATCGAGCAAGTTTCCTATGCGTGCGCCACTAAGTTGACCTGCGCTTGTTCCTGGCACGCTAGTAATTGCGATGTTATTGAGAAGTCGGAAGCCATCAACGCAATTGAGAATGACTCGTGATGCTTCATTTATGCCGAGAGCAAATGTCGTGTCATAACTCGTGATGAATCCTGAATACAGGTAATAACGAATGCCTTCGTAATCGGCATAAATTCGAATTTTTCGAAGTGGAATGAGTTTGCCGTAATAAGGCCCTGATGTATTAGCAGGATTGAAGTCGCCTGTTTCATCGAGTAGCTCAACGGTGGCTGTTCCTGCTTCAAATTTACTGAGAATTCTGTTTCGGCCTCGTCGAATCGATGCTCGTAATA